GCGCTTCGCCTTTTCCACCGACAACAACGGCGGTTCGGCCATTACCATGGCACGCCATTCGGAGCTTCTGAACGCGCTGGCTCAAGGCAAGCGCCTAACCCCCGACAACCAAGGCGGGCCGGCTATAAGCGAACCTGAGCCCTTTATCCCGACAGAGGCAGTCCTCTGCCGGTCTGTCGATCAAGCTGCCGACGCCGCACGCCGCGCCGTAGCCGGCGACCCGCTGCGCGCCGTGGAGTAAGCCAACGCAGCCGCCGAGGCTCAAGCCTTTGCCGCTGCCGACTACCAGGGCGCGGTGCCGCCCATGGTTGCTGCCTGGGCCATCAATGGCCGCACGCCCCAGCAAGCCGCCGACAGCATTCTGGCCGAGGCGGCGCAGTACAACGCCGCCCTGGTGCAACTGCGTACCGTGCGCCTGGGTGCCAAGGAGCTGATCCGCGTTGCGATGGCTGCCGGCAACATCGAGCACGCCCAGGACATCGCCGCCGAAACCATCGCCAGCATCGAAGCCGCTGTGGCGGGCAGCGGCAACAACGCCTGACCATCCCGCGCACCTGCTCACAATGGTCACTTTTTAAGCCCCGCACACCGGGGCTTTTGTGGCTCGCCATCCCTGGCGGCCACCCTTCGGGCCGTCGCAAGCGACGTCCAAAAGCGCTCCCGGCGCTTTTGTGTCTTTGCTCGCTGGCCTTACGTTTTCAGCCCCGCACCAACAACGCCCGCGCCTGTATCAATACGCGCGCGCGCGTCACCCTCAAGGCTCACTGATCTGCACCGCGCCCAGCAGGAGCCACACAATGTCCACTGATTACCATCACGGCGTCCGAGTCCTCGAAATCAACGAAGGCACCCGCCCCATCCGCACAGTTTCCACCGCCGTGGTGGGCATGGTCTGCACCGGCAGCGATGCCGACGCCACGGTCTTCCCACTCAACACCCCGGTGCTGCTCACCGACGTGCTGCGCGCCTCTGGCAAAGCCGGCGAGCTGGGTACCTTGGCGCAATCGCTGGACGCCATCGCCGACCAAGCCAGCCCCGTCACCGTGGTGGTGCGCGTGGCCGACGGCGTAGGCGCAGACGATGCCGCCAAGCAAGCCGACCAAACCTCCAAACTCATCGGGGGCGTAACTGCCAGCGGCCAATACACCGGCATGAAAGCCCTGCTCGCCGCCGAGGCCCAACTGGGCGTTAAACCGCGCATCCTCGGTGTGCCAGGGCTGGACACCAACGCCGTCACCACCGAGCTGGTGGCCATCGCCCAAAAGCTGCGCGGCTTTGCTTACGCCAACTGCTTTGGCGCGCAAACGGTCTCCGAGGCCTTGGCCTACCGCGAGAACTTCGGCGCGCGTGAGCTGATGCTCATCTGGCCCGACTTCGTATCGTGGGACACCGTAGCCAGCGCCAATGCCCCCGCCGCTGCCGTCGCCCGCGCCCTTGGCCTGCGCGCCAAGCTCGACCAGCAAGTGGGCTGGCACAAAACCCTGTCCAACGTCCCGGTCAACGGCGTCACCGGCCTCAGCAAAGACGTGTACTGGGACCTGCAAAACCCAGCCACCGACGCAGGCCTGCTCAACGCCGGCGAGGTCACCACCCTGATCCGCCGCGAGGGCTTCCGCTTCTGGGGCTCGCGCACCTGCAGCGCCGACCCGCTGTTTGCCTTTGAGAACTACACCCGCACCGCCCAGGTGCTGGCCGACACCATGGCCGAGGCGCACTTCTGGGCCGTCGACAAGCCCATGCACCCGTCCCTGGTGCGCGACATCGTCGAAGGCATCAACGCCAAAATGCGCGAGCTGACCCGCCTGGGCTACCTCATCGGCGGCGAGTGCTGGTACGACGAGGCCGCCAACGACAAGGACACCCTCAAGGCCGGCAAGCTGTTCATCGACTACGACTACACCCCCGTGCCGCCCCTGGAAGACCTCACCCTACGCCAGCGCATCACCGACCGCTTCCTGGTCGACTTCGCCAGCCGCGTCAACGCCTAACCCATTGCCCCGCGCGGCATAGCCGCCGCGCCGCACCAAACACCAGGAGAGCCCAGCCATGGCCCTGCCCAAAAAGCTCAAGAAGATGAACCTGTTCAACGACGGCGTCAGCTACGTGGGCCAATGCCCCAGCGTCACGCTGCCCAAACTCAGCCGCAAGCTGGAAGACTTCCGCGCAGGCGGCATGGACGGCCCCGTCAAGGTCGACCTCGGCCACGGTGACGACGGCATCCAGTTCGACTGGACCATGGGCGGCTGGGATCTAACCCTGCTGCGCCAATACGGCATGGTCAAAGCCGACGGCGTCATGCTGCGCTGGGCTGGCTCCATCCAGCGCGACGACACCGGCGAAGTCAGCGCCGTGGAAGTGGTCGCCCGTGGCCGCCATGAAGAGATCGACTTCGGCGACGCCAAACCCGGCGAAGACACCGAGCAGAAGATCACCACCGTCTGCACCTATTACAAGCTCAGCATCGACGGCAACGTCGAAATCGAGATCGACCTGCTCAACTTCGTCTTCTTCGTCAACGGCAAAGACATGCTCGCCGAGCACCGCCGCGCCATCGGCTTGTAACCCAACCGCCCTAAACCTCCCCTCGCCCGCTTGCGGGAGAGGGGCCGGGGGAGAGGGCAAGAACACCGCAAACCCCAAGGAGAACACCCATGAAGCAACCCGCCTACAGCGACCCGATCACCCTGGAAGAAGCCATCAAGCGTGGCGAAAACACCATCACCAGCATGCGCCTGCGCAAGCCTGCTGCCGGTGAACTGCGCGGCCTCAAGCTGCTCGACCTGCTCAACGGCGACGTCAACGCCACCATCCGCCTGGTACCGCGTATCAGCGAGCCCACCCTCACCGAGCAACAACGCGAGCTGCAAGGCCTGCGCGGCAAACTCAGCGCCGCTGGCATCAGCACCCGCAACCTCGGCCAGCATGAGCGCGAGCTGCGCAGCAAAATCAGCGCCACCAACCAAGCGCTCACCCAGCAAGAAAACCGCCTCAAGCGCGTCACCGCGCAGCAAAAGGCACTGGCCAACGCCAAACAGCAATACGAACGCACACAGAGCCTGGCAGGCAGCATGGCCGGTACCGGCGCGGCAGGCTTGGCCACCGGCAGCGGCATTCTGTATGCCGGCGCGCAGATGATGGCTCCAGGGCTGGACTTTGACGCCAGCATGAGCAAAGTGCAGGCCCTCACCCGCCTGCAAAAAGACGACCCACAACTGCAAGCCCTGCGCGACCAAGCGCGCCAGCTAGGCTCAAGCACCCAGTTCACCGCAGGCCAGGCAGCCGACGCCCAAGGCTTCCTCGGCATGGCAGGCTTCGACCCCAAGGCCATACAGGCCGCAATGCCCTGCATGCTCGATCTGGCCAAGGCCGGTGATATGGATCTGGCGCAGACAGCCGATATCGCCTCCAACATCCTCGGCGGTTTTGGTCTTCAAGCAACCGAGATGGGTAAAGTGGGCGACGTGCTCACCAAAGCCTTCACCACCAGCAACACCAACCTGCAAATGCTTGGCGAAACCATGAAGTATGTTGGCCCAGTTGCGCGGGCTTCAGGCATGGGTTTGGAAGAAGCTGCAGCCATGGCGGGGCTACTCGGTAATGTGGGCATCCAGTCATCGCAAGCGGGCACCACACTGCGCGCCATGTTGCTCCGCCTTGCAGCTCCCGCCGGTCCCGCTGCCAAAGCGATGGCCAAGCTTGGCGTTGAGTCGAAAGATGCTGCAGGTAACGTACGTGGCATAACGTCAGTGCTCGCAGATGTGGCCAAAGCCACCGAGAACATGGGTACCGGGGATCGGCTGGGTTATCTCAAAGCCATATTTGGCGAAGAACCAGCAGCTGGCATGGCTGAGTTGCTTGCTCAGGCAGGCTCCGACGGCCTGACCAAGTATCTCGACGTAGTTAAGGACTACGAAGGCGAAGCCAGCCGCACCTCACGCGTCATGGCCGACAACCTGCGCGGCGACCTATCCGCACTCGGCAGCGCCTGGGAAGACCTCGGCATCCAAATGCAGGATCAACAAAACGGCCCCATGCGCGAAGTCGCGCAGAGCCTCACCGGCATCATCGGTGGCGTGAAAGGCTGGATTGCAGAAAACCCCAAGCTCGCCGCCAACATCGTTAAAACCGCTGCAGGCGTAGGCATCCTCATGGCGGGCATGGGTGGCCTCACCTTGGCCTTGGCCAGCATCCTCGGCCCGTTCGCCATGGTGCGCTACGGCCTGATGCTGTTCGGCATCCGGGGCGCAGGCCTGGCCGGTACCCTGTTCAACCTAGGGCGAAAGGCACTTCCTCTTGTCGTTACAGGCTTACGAGCATTGGGCGTGGCTGCGATGGCGAATCCAATCGGTGCGATTGTCGCGGGCATAGCCTTAGTTGCAAGCCTCATTTACGCCAACTGGGATCGTGTAGGCCCCTACTTCCTCGGCCTCTGGGCTGAAATCAAACAGGGCTTTAGCGGCGGCCTCGGTGGCATTGCCGCCACCCTCCTCAACTTCTCCCCGCTGGGCTTGTTCTACCGCGCATTCGCGGGCGTCATGGGCTACCTGGGCGTGGAGCTACCGGGCAAGTTCACCGAGTTCGGCGGCATGATCATGCAAGGGCTGGTCAACGGCATTAAAAACGCCGCCGGCGCAGTCAAGGGCGCGGTTGTGGGCGCAGCCGACAGCAGCATCAACTACTTCAAAGAAAAGCTCGGCATTCACAGCCCCTCGCGCGTGTTCGCCCAGCTCGGCGACTTCACCATGCAAGGCCTCGCCCAGGGCTTAAGCGGTGGCGAAGGTGGCCCCATGCAAGCCCTCACCGGCATCGGCAAACGCCTCACCCAGGCAGGTGCGATCGCACTCAGCGCCACAGTGGGCAGCGGTGCCATCGCCATGGACAACCGCCCGCCCCTCAGCGCGGCCAGTACCAGCCAAGCGGTGGCCAGCGCCGCGCCCAACATCACCATCAACGTGCACCCCAGCGCCGGCATGGACGAGCAAGCCCTCGCCCGCCTGGTGGCCGCTGAGGTGGCGAAAATCCAGCAACGCAGCCAAGTGCGCGCCCGCAGCTCACTCAGCGATCAGGACTGACCCCAAGGAGTAGCCCACACATGATGATGGCCCTCGGCATGTTCATCTTTAGTCTGGAAACCCTCGCCTATCAGGAGTTCCAGCGCCAAACCGAGTGGCGGCATGGCGAAACCAGCCGCATCGGCACCAACCCCGCCAGCCAGTTCCTGGGGCGCGGGCAAGACACCATCACCCTGCCCGGCGTGCTGCTGCCCGCCCTAGCAGGCACACCGCTGAGCCTCGACACCCTGCGCTACATGGCCGACACCGGCAAAGCGTGGCCCCTGGTGGAAGGCACCGGCAAAATCTACGGCGTGTGGGTGATCGTCTCGCTGAGTGAAGCCCGCACCCTGTTCTTCCGCGACGGGGCCGCGCGGCGTATCGAGTTCAACCTGGTGCTCAAGCGCATCGACGATGGCCGCGTGGATCTGCTCGGCAGCGTGATAGGTGCCGCCGGCGACGTGCTGCGGAGGCTGCTGTGATCGACCAAGCCCTGCGCCAAGCCCAAGGCCTGCTCGGCCAAGCCGCAGACGCCTACCGCGATGCCACCGCCTACCCGCGCCCCATCTGCCGTGTGTGGGTAGACGGCATCGACATCACCGCCGCCATCGAGCAGCGCCTTGTCAGCATCGAGCTGACCGACAACCGAGGCATGGAAGCCGACCAGCTCGACATCCAACTCAGCGACCACGACGGCCTGCTGGCCATCCCCCCGCGCGGTGCCGTGCTGCAACTGTGGCTCGGCTGGAGCGACACCGGGCTGGTACCCAAAGGCAGCTACACCGTGGACGAAACCGAACACAGCGGCGCACCCGATGTACTCAACATCCGCGCCCGCAGCGCCGATCTGCGCGGCGGCCTGAAAACCAAACGCGAGCGCTCCTGGAGCACCACCACCCTGGGCGCGGTGATCGCCAGCGTGGCGGCTGCCCACGGCCTCAGCCCTGTTATCAGTGCCGCGCTCAGCGCCATCGAGCTGCTGCACCTGGACCAAGCCAACGAGAGCGACGCCAACCTACTCAGCCGCCTCGGCCAGCAATACGACGCCATCAGCAACATCAAAGCCGGCCGCCTGCTGTTTATGCCCACCGGCAACAGCACCACCGCCAGCGGATTGGCCCTGCCCCACGTAACCCTCACCCGGGCAGACGGCGACCAGCACCGCTTTTTGCAGGCCGACCGCGACAGCTACACCGGGGCCAAGGCCTACTACTACGACGTGAACAGCGCCGAGAAAAAAGAGGCCATCGCCGGCGGCGGCGACAACCTCAAAGAGCTGCGCAACACCTACACCGACCAAGCCAGCGCACTGGAAGCGGCACGGGCCGAGTGGCAACGCCTGCAACGCGGCACCGCCAGCCTCAGCTACAGCCTGGCCAAAGGCCGGCCAGAACTCACCCCAGACCAAACCTACAGCCTCACCGGCATCAAAGCCGAGATCGCCGCCATCGTTTGGCTGGGCGGCAACATCCGCCACAGCTTCACCCCCGACAGCTACACCACCAGCCTGGAGCTGGAATCCAAACTCCCCGACGGCGAAGCCCTAAGCGACCTAGCCGAGGGCGCGGCCTACACCGGCGTGGTGGCCACCTACCGCGACGAGCAAAGCGGCGCACAAAAGCAACTCACCGCCGGCACGCAAACAACCCCCAAAACCCTCACGCCGTTATTCGCCAACAAGGCCAGCGCCCAACGGGCCGTGGATCGGGAATGGCAGCGCATGCAGGCCACCTAGAAACAAGAAGGCCCCGAATCTCGGGGCCTTCTGCGTTATTCAGCTGGCATGCGCATAACCAACGCCTCCAGCATTCTGATCATCATCAACCGATCAGCCCCTTCGAGCTGGCGGTAGAACCTCAGTACAAGCCACTCCTCTGGCGTCATGCTATCCATCAAGGGCTGCGCTACCCGATCCAGTGGTTGGTCGCCTACAGCCTCAAGAACATCGGTACCCATCTGCATACTCCGTTATTGGCAGTGAGTCTCTGACCATACCGCCAACTTCCAGAATGCAACCCCTCTAGAATGCTACTCGTAGCAGGTTAAAGCCTTTCTTTAGGCAATAAAAAAGGGCACCCAAGGCGCCCTTTTTTATCAACCAGATTACTTGTCAGACTTGGGGCCCAGAGAGCCCAGCTTCTTAGCCAGCTGTTTATTTCTGCTGCTGCGCTCAAACACCGTGCTCTTGAAGTTCGAGATTTCCCGCCACTCATGGAGGATCAGGAAGAAGCTCGAAACGCTAATACCCAAGCTCAGACCCGTAAAAACCGTTACAGCGTGGTAGACGCTCCAGCTAGTCGGCGAAAACCACAAGCCAAAAGCAATGATAATGGCCGACAGCATGTAGAAGATCAGCGCAATCTGAACTTGCCGAACCTTCTCAGAAACGGTGACCCTGATCCGACGGCGCTCACTTCCTGAAAGCCCTTTTGTCTCCCGGATTCCGTTCAGATTCACCCACAGCTGAATAGCGAAAGCCATTGGCAACAGAAAAACGGTTAGAAGGCCCCACTGCACAACAGGGGGCGTTGTCTGATCAAACGACGAAACAATGTAGTGAGCAAGCAGTGCGCCCATAGCGGCGGACAACACCACTGCTAGCACTCCTAAACCTGTCCAACCACCTTGATTTTTCATCACTTACTCTTCTGCATTCTGCTCTGGGTCGACATCGCCTTGGCGAAGCTTACTGACCAGCCAACCGTGCATTTTATGGTATAGGACACCCTCATCAAGGAGTCCATTATCCAACTTTGAGACCGATATCGGGCCAGATAGTTTGAGGTCATTGCCCTTGATCTCACCACCGCCATTCAGGGAGATCCTGACGTCGGCCTCGTCGACATGCCGCAACGAGGTCGCGATGTTATCAAGCATCTGCTGGCCCATCTTCGTCGTCTGACGAACGTAGGTAATTTCCAGACTGACCTTGAGGTTGGCTTCATCCAGGTCATCCTCCAGATCCAGCCGGTTAAACCAGTCAGCACCCAGAGCAGCCTTGATCACATCACCAGCAAAACCGGTAGGGAAGAAGCGAACGCGGCGAGCATCTATGCCTTGTTCTTCCTCAGCAGCTGCAGCGGCGGGCTGTGCAACCCTTTCCCCTTCGGGCACAACCTCAGCAGTGGTCACGGGCGAACCGACCTCGATCTTCTTCACCGGTGACCGGGCTACCCGCTCAAATGTTTCTTGAGATGGCTGATCCTGCAGGATGATGGAGGTTCCGACAGCAACCCCACCGAAGCTACCGATCAGCCACCCCAGATGCGCCTCCAGCTCACGCGAGCGCAAAGCACTCGATTGCAGCACTACCAGGTGGTTTTCAAAAACGCCGAAGTACAGGAAGGAGTCGACGAACTCTTTACGGTGCTGCTCCCGCTCAGCAGGAGCCTCGATATTGTTCAGCGCTTCATTGGTTAGCGCATCTAGGGCATAAGACTCAGCTTCATCATTCAGCGTGATATACGCCTGGCTACGCCCAGGTTCGAAGTAAATCATCTGGCAAAAAAGCATGCCGTTGTAATCACGCTTATGGTTCACCACCCGAAAGCTGTTGGTGTCGGCGCTGACTATCTCTTTGCGATGACCAACCTTATGTGCCGGACTGCCTTCGGCAAAAACACGGCCGAGAATCTCTTGCAGGTTGCCGCCACCGCTGATGACGGCACGCTTGTAATGGATTGTTTTAGATACCGTCTCGGCCATTGTTTTCCCTTCCTATTGTTTTACAGACGGCCAGGACGCGCCCTGACATCAAGAATCTGGTTGTTTACAGGGTTTAAGTCGCACTCGTAGATATGGCCCTGGTAGGCACCAAAGCCGTTCTGGAACTCGATCTTGTCGCCAATAAAGGTGACCGTGCCCTGCTCCTGGTTAAGCCAGCGGAAGTGGCTGAACTTCGGTTCGAGCATGCCGTCGGTCCAACGCACGCTGAACTTCGCCAGGCTCTCAATAGGGTCATCGCAATACACGCCTGCTGAAATGGAGTGCTTATCGCCCCAGCACTGCAGATCCTTGCGGCAGGTAGCGTCGTCGACCTTGGGCGCTGCTGCTGTCTCTTCCTTGTCATCACCGCCGGAGCAAGCTTTAAGGCGATGGCAATGATCACCACCAAGCCAACGAGCCCTATGAGCTGCTCCTTGGCTGAGACTCCAGGGTTAGCGACACCGCAGTTCGGGCAGACTTTCGCGCTGGTATCGACTTCATGCTTGCAGGACTTGCAGGGTTTCAGGGCCACTGAATCGCTCCTTGATTGTGTTGATGGAATCCTTGGGCGCCCTGGGCGGGCTTAGGGTTTGCCGACCTGGTAGTTGCCTGCCATGGCTGACATGGCGGTCACGATTTTAGTGAGGCCGGCACGGTCTTCGGCTGGAAGCTGGCGGTAGTGGTCAAGTAAATCGGCTTCCGAAGCCGAGATGCTGTCAGCTGCTCTGGGCTTGCGCTCACCGATAACGACATAGAGCACGTCTACGCCAATAGCAGCGACAGCGGCCAAGTAACCAGCGTCGGGAAAACGCTCACCTTTCTCGTAGTTGCCCTGGGCATTGGCTTTGACACCACCAATTTCCCCAAAAGCAGCTTGCGAGAGGCCGAGACGATCCCTTTCTTCGCGCAGCCGATCACCAATTCCACTCATTTGGATAGAAAACCCCGTTGACACCACTCATTTGAGTGGTAATCTGTGCCCCATTGAACGCTTTTGAATGGTTTTGAATGATGCACGCCACCCGAACCCCAGCACAAGCCAAGGAATGGATCGAATCCCAAGGCAAGACCGTAAAGGAGTTTGCCGAGGAGAACGGCCTTGATCAGTTCACCACCTATCAGGTCTTGGCAGGTACCAAGAAGGGGAAACGCGGCGAAGCACACCGGGCAGCTGTCCTGCTCGGCATCAAAGAAGGTGTCGTTTGCACAGTAGTGCCAGCGGCTCAAGGGGGAAACTAGAAGATGCCACGCTCAATTCTCGACAGCCGCCGCAAGGTGGTCAGTGCCATCATCCAGGCCTTCCCCGGTGGCCGTGAGTGCGCCGCCGCTCACCTAGCAGCCTGTCGGACTTGAGTCCCGCAGACCGATAGAGCATTGGCTTTTCCGGAAATCAGGCATTTTTTGCCAATTTACCCGGATTTATGCCTGTTTTTTGCTCAATTTCTGATTTGCGGGC